CAAGCCTTCAGACATTTACATCTGTAGATAACTTAGCAAAATCATATGTAAATGCAGTTAAAAAAATTGGTGGAAACCCCGACCATCTTGTCCAATTACCACAAGAAGGAGAATCAAGGGACAATTTCTACAATAAGATCGGTAGACCAGAAACACCAGAAGGTTACGATTTCGGTGATGATCCAGAAGGGAATTTGAATTTCTTTAAGGATGCTGTTCACCAAATCGGTCTTACACAAGATCAAGCGGCAAATATGCTTCAGCTATATGCATCAGTTGAAGAAGATAATAGTAGAGCTAAAGAACAATCTGATGCAGATTTTGCTGTTAATAGTCAAATCGAACTCAAAAGAGAGTGGGGTGGAAACTATGACAGTAAAATTGATATGGCACAAAGAGCATTTGCACAATTTGCATCGCCAGAGTTTAGTAAATTAATGGATGAAACAGGATTAGGGAATCATCCAGAATTACTAAAAGCATTCTCTAAAATCGGAGAAATGTTAGGAGATGATCAGTTAATAGTGGGATCTGGCATGGGAGGACAAGGTATTAGTACAGCACAGGCAAAGGAGGAGATTGAGAGTCTTTATAGAGATAAAGAATTCTCCAAGTCTTATCTGGACAAAACTGACCCCAACCATAAGGCAGCTTCTGAACGTATGGATAAGTTGTTTAGATCAGCATATCCAAGAGTATAAGCCAAAACAGATATTTATTGAAAGATAATCGTTTGACCTTTCCATAAATTGTCTGCGACCCAACAGGACAATCGCTAGGCTAATGAACTTTTTTTAATTTTTAAGGAACATTATGCCAACATTTAGTGATATTGAAACCAGTTACGTCCAGCGTTATGCTTCAGACGTACAGCATATGTTACAGCAAAAGACCACTAGATTGAGGAATTTTGTTAGCCAGAAACTAGATTGTTCTGGTATTGCAGAATTTATTGATCGAATTGGTGGAGTAACTGCTGAAAACAAAAATGCTCGTTTCGCAGACTCTCCTGTGCAAGCAATTGCTCATCAAAGGAGAAGAGTAACAGCACGACCTTACCATGCTGGATTTTTTGTAGAAGGATTTGATCAACGTCGTATGAATTACGATGTTTTTCAGCCTTATGCAGAAGCTACAAGTATGGCAATGGCTCGTAAAATGGATGAAATCATCGTTGATGCTGCTTTTGGTTCAGCATATCAATCAGAAAGTGGAGCAATGGATGGAGCTACAGAAGTAGTATGGTCAACTTCGAGTACTGAGAAAACTTTATCTGGTAAAACTATCGGAGATCAGTTTATCGGTGTTCAGTTTGCCTATGGCTCTTCACCAGATGCTAGGACAAAAGGTATGTCAAATGCAGGTGGTGATTATACTTTATCTGTTGATAAACTTCTTCGTGCAAGACGAATACTTGCTCAGAACGAAGCAGATCAATACGATGAAGGTGGTAATCCATTATATGTCGTTGTATGCTCTCAATCACAGATAGAAGCTCTGCTTCATTCTCAAGCGATACAGAGTATAGACTATAACAATATTCGTGCATTAGTAGAAGGTGAAACAAACTTTTTTGCAGGTTTTCAGTTTATTAAATATGAAAATATGCCTACTTATACAGCAGGAATGCAGAATAGTGATACTGGTGAAAAAGTATTAGCTTTCCATCCACAAGGATTGTCTTTGTGTGTATGGATGGATCCAGTAACTAAAATTGAACCCCGAGCAGACAAAAGTTTTACACCATATGCATATTTTGAAATGGATATGGGAGCAACTAGAGTCTGGGAGGAAATGGTTGTTCAAATTGATTGCCTCAAAATGTCCTAATTATTAGGTTGAGTCCTTTAAGATGAACGCTTAACTTTAATTAATATAAGGAGTTAATATGGCAAATGTATATGGAACCCAACAGACGAAAGCAAATTCTGTACCTATGAAAATGGGCGATGCTCATTCAATGGGTGGTAGAATGCGTGTTTTGTCTGATTCCTATCTTATTCCTGCGGCTGGTTCAGTAGCCATTGGAGATGTACTCACTATTGGAGTACTTCCAAAAGGAGCAAGAATATGGGAAGCTCATTTGGGTGTTACTGCCTCTACAGGTACGGCAAAATTAGCATTAGGTACAATAGTTACAACATCAGCTGGAGTAACTACTACTACTGCGGCGGCACTATTAGCGGCAGTTGTTCATTCTTCCAACTTCAATCGTAGTATTGAAAGTGGACAAAATGCAACAACAGCGAGTGTAGTGCCACTATCGTATCCTGATGGAGCAACGATTATAGTTACAAACTCGGTAGCCAAATGGACATCGGGTGAAACTATAACTTGTACGATTAAATATACAATCGATTAACCATAATAAGGGGGTGTAGGTAACTATGCCCCTTTTCTAAAGAGGAAATATGAATCGAGTAAGTATTGCAAACCTGGCGTTATCAAATCTTGGTGAAGCACCAATACAAAACTTAACAGATGATAATGCAAGAGCAAGAATTGCAAATTCCAGAATTGATGATGTTATTCGTGGAGTATTACGGATGCATGATTGGAATTCAGCAATGAAAAGAGTTGCATTAGTTAAAATAGGAGAACCTTTATTTGGATTTAATACCACTTTCCAATTACCAGCAGATTTCATAAAAATAATAGAAGTATGGCCTATATCAAGATATAGAATTCAAGGAGATACAGTTTTATCAAATGAAGATACATTGAGTATATTATATGTTGCAGAACCTATTGATGTAAATACATTAGATGTTTTACTTGGAGAAGCAATAGCATTAAAATTAGCAGTCGAAATATCTGAGACATTAACAGGGAAAGATGGATTAAAAGAAAGAATGATGCAGAAATGGGTAATACAATTACAAGAAGCTCGATCTGCAAATTCTAAAGATAAGACTCCAGAGCATAGAGAAGATTCAACTTTTTGGAATGCAAAACGTAGACATGCTACTCCTGTTCATAGGACATTTAATCATCCAACAGCAGGGAGTGCAGTACTAAATAACTTTACGCCTCCAGAATCATAATGCCCACATTTGAATTTCAGCAACCAAGATTTACTGAAGGTGTATTAGCAAAAAGTCTTCATGGTCGATCTACTGAAGAGTTTTATGCTTATGGTGTCCATGATGCCGAAAATATGATTCCTTTGCTTGAAGGACCGATGGTGAAGCGTCCTGGTACAATATTTGTTTCAGAAGGTCAAACAACTAAGTCAAGATTAATACCTTTTTACAAAGGTGGTACTGAAGCATATGTAATTGAAATAGGATATAATGAATCAGCCACAGATGATACGTTTGATTGTACATTTGCAAATAACTCTTCAACTGTATCTGCTTCTTCAGCAAATATTGATAAACTCTCTATAGGACAACATTTCTGGCAAAATACTGAAGCTGGGGGATGGCAGATAGCAACAAGATCAGCATATCCATCTTCAGATACAAGTGCAACTGTAGTATCAATTGATACATCAGCAAATACTTTTGTTATGTCTGAGACTGCAACAGGCACAGGTGCAAGATCATGCACATTTAGTAATAAACCTTATATCAGGATTTTTTCTCAAGATAAATTATTAGATAAAGCAGGAGCATCAGGAACACCTTATGTAATTAAATCTCATAGGTGGTTTACAAGTCTAGCTAATGGTATAGATGAAATAAGTAATTTAAGTTGGACTCAAAGTGGTGACGTTTTATTTTTTACTTGTCCAACAAGAAAACCATTTTTATTAACTCGTACTATTGATGAAACAGAAAGTCTTGTAAGAGCAGAAGATAATTCAGTATGGACAATGAGTGATTATGTACAAGAAGATGGTCCTTATGAAAATCCTAATGCTGATCCTGATAAGGCTTTTGTTGCATTAAAGAGTGTTAACTCAAGTTTAGAAGTTAATGATGAAATAGCATTTGTACAATTTGACCCTGATAACAATGTTGTTATATTAGCAAATCATGGCTTACAAGTTGGACAAAAAATAAATTTATATGTAGATGCATTAACAGATAATACACAAATTATTATTAAAAATGGCATTGCAAATCCTGGAACAGACGCTTGTCTCGGAGGATATAAAGTTGATGGCTCAGTAAATAGTCCTACTCAAAATAATTATTTTTATGTAGTTTATGCAACATCTGTATCTTTCCAAGTTTCAAATATTCCAAATGGTCCTGCATGGGACATAGCGTATCAAGATAAAGATAATAGTGGTACAGCAGGAGATCAATTTACTGGAGAAATAAAATTATATAGAAGAATTTATGAACGAGGATCTACAATTTCAATAGATTCTAAGTATAGATATAGTACAAACCCTGATAATTGGGCAAGTTCAAGTTCAACTGTAGGCAATAATGGTTATGGAGGGAAAGTATTTACTACTGATGATATAGGAAGACATATTCGTGTTAACCCAATTGCTGATACCACTACAAGAAGAGGTGGTATAAGATGGGCATGGGGTAGAATTGTTGGTAGAACATCCGAGTCAAGAATAACTGTTAAACTGGAAACAGATTGTTCAGTATATTCCGATGATGGACATGATACTAATGGTGCAGAAGCAGGATCAAGTGAATGGAGACTAGGTTCATTTAGTGGGGGATGGGATTATTCTGATTTAACAAATCCATTTACAGGTAATGGGTATCCAAAAATATCTCAAATTTATCAACAAAGATTATGTTTTGCAACTACAGCAGTAGAACCTTCAACTGTATGGTTGTCACGATCTGGTAACTTTTATAATTTTGCTCCTACAGAATTAGGAGTTCAAGATTCACCTTTAGTTTTAACAGCAGGAGTCACAACAGAAGTTATTAGTTCTTCAAATGGATTATATTTTACTATTGATTCAGATACCCTTGATGAAATTTTATGGTTATTAGATTCTAAAAGACTTGCTTTAGGAACATCAGCAGGAGTTTATTTCTTATATGGATCTGAAACAAATCTTACAGTTACACCTAGTAGATTTACAATTAATAGAGAAACATCTTATTCTGCTACTGATGTCGAGCCTGTAGTTGTATCAAATGTAATTATATATCCTCAACGTGGAGGGAGAGAAATTCAAGAATTGGAGTTCTCAGGTTCAGAAGATCAATGGTTGCAAACTAGAATATCTATGAAAGCATATGATATTATTTCGACTAGTAGCATAATAAAATTAGCATGGCAGGAAAGACCAAATCCAATAATATGGATGGTCATGGATAATGGGAAAGTCTTGTCATTAAGTTATGATAGACAAGTAAAGTTTAAAGCATGGTCAGTTCATTCTTTTGGAGGAACAGATACAAAAGTAACAGATATTGCAATTATTCCAAGAACAAAATATGATCAAGTTTGGCTACAAATATCTAGAACAATAAATGGTGCGACAAAATCATATATTGAACGATTAAATAGGTTCCCATCAGAAAATGTTATTGATCGAAATGAATTAGTTTTTTTAGATTCTGCAAAAATACATAAGAATACAGATTTAATTACAGGTAGTCCAGTTGTTAAAGGAGCAAGTCAGAGTACTTCTCAAAATACTCTTATTGTAAAAGGAGCTTCAACAGCACCTTCTGCTGGAACAAGGTTTGTAATTGCAGGAGATGCAACAATATATGCTGTAAATTCTGCAACTACACCTGCGGATCCTGGAGATGGGGTAGCAACAACGTCAACATGGACATTAGATAGAAATTTAGTTGCATCACCAGCAAATGAAGCAGTAATAGAATTACGATTAGAAGAATTAACAATTTCTCATCTAGAAGGGCAGTCTGTTGGATTATGTACTAATGGAATGGAACATGCCAATAAAACAGTATCAAGTGCAAAGATCACATTAGATCATGCATTATCAACAACAGTAGTGTCAGGATTATTTTATAATGCATCTATGACAACTCTTAGTCCACCAACATTAGAAAATCAATATAACTGGAATAAAAGATTATTAACATTAACAGCATTAATACAAGATAGTCTAGGTATTAGAATTGAATATAATGATTTAACAGAAGAACTATTATTTAGATCAACTCAGCAATCTACAGGACAACCTATTGATTTATTTAATGGATTTAGAAAACAAACATTATCAGGAATAGGTTGGGATACACATATAGTAAAAATTAATAGTATTAGTCCGTTGCCGATGCAGATAAATGGATTATCAATAGAATTAGAAACAGGAGGACCATAATGTATGTAGAAACTGGATTGGTAATATTATCGTTATTAAATGGTTATAATCAGGCTCAAAATGCAAAAGCTGGAGGATATGCACGAGCAGATGAGGCTGAGAGGTTAATAAGTGAAACAGATTTAACAAGACATTTTAATAGGAAAGAAAGAAATAAAACTACATTTCAAAATAAATTACAAATATTAGAAGCAGGTTTAGATGTCGCAGGTAAAAAGGGTTTAGAAGGGCATAGAATAGCAGAAAATATTCGATCAGAAACGGCATCAAGTGGAGTAGCATTAGGTAGTGGAACAGCAAGAGAAGTTCTTGCAAATCAACATTTACAAAATGCTAATGAACAGTTATCTATAATGGGAAAAACTCAAGCAAGATTAAAAACTATTCAACAAAATGCTATTGCTGTAAATAAAATGGAAGATTTTAAAGCAGATATGCAAATAGCAAAATATAAACGTGCCGCAAGTAGAGCCAGAAGTGGTGCCGAGACTATGTTTCAAGCAAATATGCTAAACACGTTTTCGAATGCGGCAGGAGTATATGCTCAATCTGGTGGGAAATTTGATACAGCAAATAGTAATATTGATTCTTTTATCTTAAGTCTTCTTTCGTAATAATATTAAAAGGTAAATAATGGCAGAATTAAATTTACGATCATTTCAAGGTACAGACAGCCCCATTCTTAGTAATAAAGCTGTTCAAAAGGAATATGATACGCCTGATGATGTTTCTGAAGAATTTGACGCGAAAAACGAATTATTTAATGCTACAGGGAAATTAATTGGAACAGCGGCTAAAATAGCAGGACATATTGAAAAAGATAGACAAAATTCTGTTGTAGAATATATAAAAGAACAAATGAATAAACAGACATTAAATAATGATACTTTGTTAAATACTGAATTACAAAATATTCCTCCTTCTGAAATATCTATAGAAAAAAGCCTAACTGAGTTTAATAAAGAGGGCATAAAAATGCCTAATGGTGAAATGATTAGTTTGAGAAAAGTATCAGAATACGAAGGATTTGAATCTTTAAGTAAGGCTAATCAAACTATGTTAAAAGCCTACGAAAGTCAGGCAAGAGAAAGTAACCAAAGGAGCATATTTGATGCTACAAAAGATATATCATATAAATATACACACCAACAATTATTAAAATATACTGGGGATATCACAAATCAAGTCGGACAAATTTTAGGTGATCCAAAAAATACTGAAATAACAGAAATACCTCCTGCATATATATTAGAAAATATGTCATTACCTCTGGATCCAAATATTAGGAATGGTACTGATTATTTAAATCATATGACGGATTTAGTAAGAAAAGGGAATCCGCATGTACCAGGAGCAGGAATTGGGGGATCAAAGCCAGAAGATATTAAAAAAAATTTAGGCTTAACAAGAGATGCAAAAAAACAATTACGAACATTACTCGATAAGCATAGCGATAAAGTATTCCAGACAGTAGAAACTACTCCTATGACAATGGTTGAAGCAGAACATATAATAAATGGTATAATGGAAGATGTGTTATATGATATGGCAAGCCAAGAATTCCAAACCAATCCAGAATTAGCAATTAATAAAGTAAACAATAATGAATATACTATTACTAGAGAATTTGATGGAGAAGGAGGATTAAATACTGTTAAATATGTTTTAAGTCCTGGTAAAACAAGAGAATTAAGAACAAAATATTATAATTCCCTAAGTACAAAACCTAAATTTGATCCTATTAAAATTAAAGATGATATGGATCGTATTAAAAATATGATTACTAATGATCATCCATTTGATCCAAAAAGTTATAGAACTTATCTCTTAAATAAATATCCTAATCATCCAAAAAAAGTTGTGGAGTTGGAAGTTTATGCAGAAAATCTAATGGAGAGTAAAAAGAAAGGGGAAATTGATACTGATTATGCTGATATTAAATCAGAACTTAGGCATAAAATATCACAAAATGTAAATTTAGTTGAAGATGTTTTAGAAAAAGTAACAGATAAAAATGGAGTTGAAAAACTAAATAGTATTGGGGAACCTATCTATAGAGTAAAAGATAAGAATAAAATGCATGGGTTAATAGAAGATAAAAAAATAAATGAATTTGTTATGCAATATGAAGATACTCCATATCAAGGTCGTGGATTAGTACAAGAGACAAAAATAATCCCTGCTAATGAAAGATCAGGTTTAAATAAATTAACAGATAATGATATTTTGGGGATTGTTGGTCCTCATATCGAATCAACAACAAAAGGTAGGAGAAAAATTTGGGAAAACTTAGTCCAATCTAATTTTACGACAGTAAAGGATACTAGGAAATGGTTATTAGAATTTACTAATGAATCAAATCCAAATGAACTTGATCGAGATGCATTTACAAACGAATGGTATGGTAATAAAGCTATGAGAGATGCATATAATAATGATCCAACACAGGCAATGGCGTTCTTTCAAGCACAAGTAAATTATGCAAAAAGTTCATTAGAAAAGGAAAGTAAAGTACCATTAAGATTGGTACCAGGAGATGCTAATAATGAAGCATTTATTTCTGCATTGCGAAAAAACCAAGATCTTGTACATAATCAATACCAAAATTATCTTCTTGGTAAAGAAGGTAACGAAGAATATGATTTTGGCTTAGATATAGATCATGTCGCTACATTAGAAAAAAAAATGAAAGAACATGGGTATGAATTATCAGAAGCTCAAAGAAATTTTGCAGAATTAGCTAGGAGTAATAATAAAGAATTGATGGCTAGAGCAAGAGGTTATAAAACATGGAATATTAACCAGTTAAGCACAGAGGTTGGTATAATGAATAATACTAAAATGACATCAAAAACACCAGGCTTTTGGATAAATGCAAACTTGAATACTGTTATAAATAAACAAATTACTGAAAGATTAGCTTCTCTTCAAAAAGATAAAATAGGAGAAACCATATTTAATGAAATATCATCAGGAGATAATCATTGGGTTGCACAATTTCCACATTTAAAAAATAACAGACATGCCTTAGTTCATGCTATTTCACAAAAGCTACAGTTCAAAGAAAAAGAAGGAGAAACTTTACTAGGGTTAGTTGTTGCATATGAAACTGAAATGGGTTTTGAAACGAAGGAGAAGAAATAAATTATGGATGTAGATTATTCTGATATTGTTGCCGCTGAAGAGAATATTAAAACTTTAAGCCAGCGTCATAATAAGTTATTAGCACTAAGTACTGATAATAATGGAGTATTAGACGAAACTGCATATAATATGGGGTTTGAGGCACTGGTTGGAAAATATGCAGAAGGAAGAGAGCATGTTCGAGGATATTTTTATTTGCCTGATTTTGAAAAATCAACGAAGCAAAATAATGACCGAATGAGTATGATTTTTAATGATCCAATTGAGCCTTATAGGAAAAAAGATCCTTATACCCCAAAAGAATTAGGTGATTTAGAGCTAAGATTTAATTTGGCCTTTGAGGGGACATATGCAAGTGCATATAAAAGAAGAAGATTTAGAGGAATACCAGGAGAAGATATTTATGAAGATATAAGAAAAACAGCATTTCATGTATTTCAAAGATATTTAATAACGCCTAATGCAAATGGTTTCAATAAAAATGAAACAGAAGCTCTAGAAGATACTATGAAAACTTTATTTGGAGATAAAGTATTCCTTCGAAATGGTGGTTCTGAATATCCTAATGGACTAGGATTATGGGTAGATAGAAATCTAATGAATGAATTTGGATTAGATGCAAATGTAATTAATGATAATATGCCAGTATCATTTTACAAAGTTATTAAAGATTTAAGACTAAGAGCAGGTCCTAAAGGATCAAATATAACATTACAAATAGGTAGAAACCCTGATCCTTCTAATTCGTTAGGTGTAGTTGTAAACGAAATATTAGAGAATGCAGGGAATACATGGTTTGCATGGGTAAATAATGTAGAAAAAGGAGGGTTTGATTTATTATTGGTACAACAATATGGTAACGAAATAAAACCTGTAGAAAGAGTTTTTATAAATGATGGACAATCTATAAAACCGTATTATAGTGATGAAAAGTCATTCTTGGAAGGGATAGCAGAACCTTTAGCATATGATACTCTTGATTCAAATTTAGATTCATGGGATACCTTGTATTGGTTTGGGAAAAAGAACTATGGCAAAAACCTTAACCCTATAGGTGCCGTATTTAATTATCTGCCCGAAGGGATATCACCATTTAAACCTGATATAAGTAGACATAGAGTACAATATATTAATGAACAATTTGAAAAAGGAAATTTTGAAAATCCTAGAACATGGAGTTTTTTTGATACAGGATTTGGTAAAGACTGGAGTGAACCTGGAAGATTAGAATATAAACTTATATGGAAACCAATATGGGATGACATTCTTCAATTAGAAAAAGGAAGAAATCGAGAAGCACGTCAAGATGAAATAGAGAATATTTTTCGTCAACGTGCAAGAGAACTTTTCCGAAGTAGATCGGATTCTCGTTTTAGGGATTATTTTTCAGCACATGATATAATTAAATTAATTAATGGTGCAAGTCACTTTACTAATAAAGTACCTATTAGGGATAAAGAACGTAATGTAATAGGTTATAAAGATGAAGTTATACGATATGATGAAGCAACAATGGAAGAATTAAGAGGAAGTGTTGATCCTAATATGAACTTTTTAAATGAGGACTACAAAGATAAACCATCAACAGGATTTTGGAGATAATTAATGCCTTATTATTTTGAAGAAGATTATGCATTATTTGGTGAACAGCGTATAGATCAAGCATTAAGACGTTGGAAACCAGGGGCATGGACACAATTTGTATCTGCGACTGAAGAAACATTTATGCAATATAATACGTTGGGGTATGTAGGTTCAAAATTAGCTGAATGGTCTGCTCCTGATGAAACTCCAATTGAAAAAGAAAATTGGAATGTAAATCATCCTGCATTTAGAGAAGATATTAATTATACTGATGGAATGACAGAAGGAGAAGCATTAGTAAGAGCAACCCAAAGTGACAAGAATCAGGTATTAAGTATGCAAAGACAAAATGTTGATTTTTGGAGTTTACCAAATCTAACAGGAGCATTATTAGGAGGATTACCCGATCCAGTTAATTTAATTGGAGCAGGAGGAGTTTTAGGTAGAGCAGGTCGAGTAAAAAAATTAGCTGAAAAAATGCCTGTCATTAGACATACTGCACCAGTATTACAAGGGGCTAGTGATACAGCATTAGCAGAATCAGTATTCCAATTTACAAGATTAGCTGTCGAATCATCTCAAGGAGGGGATTTAGATCAATTTGCTGTATTAAACGAAATAGGGTTAGCATCTGCATTTGGAGGATTATTTAGTACATTCCCTATGGCATGGCAGGTAGCTAAAAAAGCTCCAGAGGTTATGCATTATACATGGTTAGCAGAAGCAAGTAATCAAATAGGTAGACAAGGAGACTCTGTAACAGTTTTTGGCAGACAGGGTATGAATGAAGATCCTATTGACCCTGCAACAGCACAAAAAAATAATAAAGAAAAATTACATGAGGAATTAAGTAGAGAAGACTTAGAAGATGTTACTGATGCAGATACATTATTTGAAGGAGAAAGAAGAGAAATAGATGATAGAGTATGGTCAGAAACACTTGCGGATGATGTTTTAGATGCGGCTAGTAGTCCTCGTCAAACTATTAGAAATGGGTATGAAAAATTAATTCAATGTGTAAGACAAGTAGGAAGGAAATTTAGTTAATGGCTACATGTAGACAAGATGCATTAAATAATGGATTAGATGAATTAACTGTAGACAAGTTAATGGGGAAATTAGAAGTTTCTCAAAAAAGTTCTAAAGATTTGATCCAGGAATTGATGGAAGAGCAAACACAAAAGAACTTTATGGAACGATCTAATGCCGTTAACAAGAACAGGGGGAAAAGATTTATTGATAATGCAAAAATAACAGGAGAAAAATATAAACGACCTTATAGACGTTATTGGAACTATTTTTTTGATGATAAAAATTCTGTTGGTGTTCGTATTGGATCAAGAATACAAAGAAGATTAGCTGATATACAAGCAGAATTAAATATTCCATTGCATGATTTTTTTACACGAATTGAAGGAAGTTTAATAAGAGGAGATGCTAATAGAGGATTTAGAGATTCATTTATCAAAGAAATGATGTCTGAAGGTGATACAATGGTGTCAACAGATAAACTTGCTTTCCAATTTGCACAAGCAGTAAAAAGACAACAGGCAATTCAAGTATCAGAATCACGAAAATATGGTTCAGGTTTATATTTTAAAAAAGGATGGGTAACATCACAATGGCATGATGCTATTAGAATAAGAGCAACATCAAAAGAAGTATGGATAGATGATATAATAGACTCTATTGATATTGCAAAAATGAAAGATAATATTGAGATGGCACATCCAGAATTTGATATGAGACAAGGGAAGTTTGATACAAAAAAATATTTGGGTGAAGTGTATGATGCCATAACTGATCCAGAACTTAGTGGTAAAGGTGTTATTCTAGAAAATATTAAAAGAATGAGAATTCTAGAATTCAAAGATTCAAAGCATTTATTAAAATATAATGATAAATATGGTCATGAAAATTTAGCACATGCAATTTTTCAAAATATGGATTCAATGGATCATTTCTTAGAAATAGGAATGGTAATGGGTTATGGTCATAAAGAAAAACACATATTAAAGACATTTAAAGAAGGAGGACCTAAAAATTTTGTAAAGATATTTGATCCTATATCAGATTTGAGAGCATTATGGGCAGATCTTAAATATAAAAATAAATTAACTAATAGAGAACATAATAAATTATTGGCAGGACTAAGAGAATTAGTTGGGGATCATATGCTTGAGGGGAATCCTCGAATGTCTCAGTTAACAACAGGATTTATTGCACAACAAGCTATGGCTAAACTAGGAAAAGCTGTATTTGGTGCAATGGCAGACTTAGGAAGTGCAGGTATTGTTCTACATCATCATGGAATTAGACCAGATAAAGGTTATTATGGTATGGTTCAAAATATGATTAAGATGCATACAAATAAATTAAATCCATTAGAACAAAAATTAGTTCATCAAGCATTGGGTACTGGTCAAGATGGCATGCTATCAAGTCATTATAGTAGATTTATAGGTAAATGGTCTGATAAAGCTGGGAAATTATCTAAAATGGCAAATCATTTCTTTTGGATGAATGGGTTAATAGGATGGACAAATACAGCAAGAACAGCATTTTCGATTATGTCTTCTAATCAAATGGCAAATTCTTTGAAAGGATCATGGGAGAATTTAGGTAAAAATCAAAGAAAATTATATTCAGATTATGGGTTAACAAAAGATGATTGGGGAGAATTACAAAAAATAGGTAGTTTTAATGCAAGATTATGGAATCCTGATGCTCATACGTTAGAAAATTATATAACAAGAGATTGGATTATTGAACAAGGAGGAAAAGCCTCATTAGCAACAAAGTTAGATAATTTTTTCATCCAAGAATCTAGATCAGCAGTGCCAGAAGCAAAGATTGCAGATAGAATTCATATGTATGGCAATCATGATCCTGGAAGTTTTTTTGATGTTACACGAAAATTAGCTGGCATGTTTCGAACATATCAGTTACAACAGGTAAAGACATTATATCCAAGAGTTAAGGAATTAGGATTACCAGCTATTGTTCATGCATTACCAATATTAACTATAGGATATACATCAGTAGTGCTAAAGAATTTGGTAGCAGGTAAGACTCCACCAGCTTTTGATGATCCTCAATTGTTTATTGATGTCGCTGTTGGAAGTGGATTTGCACCTCTTGTTGGGGATTATCTTTCTGGAGAATATGGAAGATATAATCATACATGGGATGAGGCAGTAGGAGGTCCAGCTTATAGCCAATTCAAAGATTGGGGGAAATTATGGGTAGGTTTAGTAAGTGGTGATAAAGGTGCATCAGATGTATTTAAATCAATAAGATATAATACACCATTTGCTAATTTGTTTTATACTGAAGCAGTCGTGAATTATGGGCTTCTTTATGGAACAATGGAATCTTTAAGTCCAGGTTATCTTGCACGTATCGAGGCACAGGCACAAGGTAGAGGATCACCTTTTATTTTTGAACCTAGTAATCTTTACGGAGGAATATAATGCTAACTTCCACAGTTAACACATTTGAAGTGGCATCTGCATCGGCAGATTCATATACTTTTAATTATGCTATCCACAAAGCAACAGATCTAAAAGTATATATTGATGGTACAATAACTGCTTCAAATGATTCGACAAATCCTTTTACTACTACTGTTGCCGCTAATAAACAATCTGCTAGTGTTGCTTTTACAAATACAGGGAATTCTGCTCCTCACAGATCTAAAGCATTAAAATTTGAAAGAGTTGTTGAATATAAACAAGAAACGGATCTTGCAAACAACTCGCTTCTTGATGCTGAATCATTAGAAACATCACTTGATAATATAGTGATGCAGACACAACAAGCAGGAATTAAAGCTGAAACATCTTTAGGGTTTGATGTTGGTATCCCTGCTAGTGATTATCATACAACTGCTGTTCAAGCATCTACATTAAATGTTCAAAAATCTAATAGAGCTAATAAAGCATTAGCTTTTGATGCGAATGGTGATTTAACTGTATCAACAGATCCTATTGATGCCCAAATTGCCACTGTTACTACTAAAGCTACAGAAGCGGCAGGGTCAGCAACGGCGGCGGCAAATTCGGCTTCAGATGCGGCAGATGACTTAGCAGAATTAAAAGGCATCTATAGAGGCGCACAGACAGCAACTCCGTCTAATCCTCAAGATGGACATTTATGGTTTGATACTAATACTGGTGTAAACGTAGTTAAAGTTTATAATGCTGATACTTCTGGATGGGAACAATTAACTCCAAGTGCAACAGAACAAACACAAATTAACACATTAACTCTAGGTAAAGATGGTACTGTAAGTCAAAGTGGAACAAATCTTAATATTGTTCAAGTTGATAAAGTTGCAGATGATATTGCAAATGTTAACACAGTAGCAGGAATTCAAGCTAATGTTACTACAGTCGCAGGAATATCAAGTAATGTTACTTCGGTAGCAAATGATGCAACAGATATAGGAAAAGTTGCAGGAAAAGAAACAGAAATAGGATTGTTAGGTGCTTTAGATACAGAAATCGGGCTATTAGGTACATCAGCAATGGCTCACGCTTCAACAGGGCATCTTAAAAAATTATCAGATGTTAATGCTCATATTACTACATTAGGTCCAATATCAGCAGATATTACTGCAACAGCAGGAGCAACTACTGAAATGGATACAATTGTTAATAAATATGATGGAGGAACGTCTGGAAGTGGAACTAATAAAAATCTTGCACTAATTAATAGTGTTCATGGTAAAATAACAGAAGTTGGACGATTAGGCACAGCTGATGCAGTCGCAGATTTAGCAATTTTAGGAACAACTGATGCTGTTGCTGATATGAATACATTATCAGCAGATCCAATTCCAGCTAATATGGCTACTGTTGCAGGTATTGCTTCAAATGTTACTACTGTGGCAGGTATTAGTGCTAATGTAACAACTGTTGCTGGAGTACATGCAAATGTTACAACTGTAGCAAATAGTATTGCAGATGTTAATAGATATGCAAATGAATATAAAATTGCATCGTCTGCTCCTGGTTCACCAAGTGAAGGTGATATGTGGAGTGATACCACTAATAAAATTTTTAAAGTATATAATGGAACAGCATGGGCAACAGTAACAGACGGAGTGAGTGCTGAAGAAGCAAATGCTTCGGCTATATCTATGGCAATCGCATTGGGCTAGTAACTATTAAGGGAAATTATGGCAAATACATTTATTCGTAAAACCCATCGTGAGATAGGGAATACATTAACTCAGATTGATTCATATGCAGTAGGAGGTTCTGCAAAAGCAACTGTTATAGGATTATCTGTTTCAAATACATCAGCTTCTTCTGTAGATGTAGATGTAACATTAAATGATGGAAGTAATGATTTTTATTTGATTAAAAATTGTCCCCTACCATCAGGATCGACAGTTGTGGTCGTGGGAGGAGATCAAAAACTTGTTTTAGAGCCAAATGATTTAATAAAAGCAAGAAGTAGCTCAAATACAAATAAAATTGATGTAGTAATGAGTATATTGGAGATAACATAATGGGATACTTAGGAACATCACCCCCAAATAGAACATTAACAAGTGCAGATATAGATGAAGGTGCAGTAACACTTAACGATATTAGTTTTACTGACCAGCCTACAAATCTTAATCTTATTGGTACATATGATAAACACACCATGAGATTAGCAGATGGAGTTACAGTAACAGGTGATGTAACGATTTCAGATAACCTTATACTCTCTAAACTATCAGATGATGGGAATGCCATAACCCTGACTAATGATACTTCAACTAGAACTATAACTGGAACAGGAAGTCTTGAGGCTAGTACACTTTCACAAACTCCAAATGCCTCACTAACTGGAATGACTGGAGAATTAGGTGCTGGAGTTACAGGTGCTAATTCATTTGATCTTGTTAATAAACCTAGTTTTAGGGCTACACATTCTGGTGCATTATCAGTTAATAATGAAACGTGGACAGGTTTTGGGAATAAAGCAGAAATGAATGCAGGTAATTGTTATGATGGTTCAACATATAAATTCACACCAAATGAAGCAGGATGGTATTGGCTACATTGTCAAATAACATTCGATGACATAGGTGATGGGAAAAATTTATCAGCAGGAATTTTTAAAAATGCCACATCTGGTTCACCTGAAGCAACTAGAGATATGAGAGTTGGGTCAGCATCAGGGGCAAAAGGCATAAATGTATCAACGATAGAGTATGCAAATGGAACTACTGATTATTTTTATTTTGCAGGATACCATGCTCATGGTTCAGCAAGGAATGTAATAGGAAATAATTACTCAATTACAATGGGCTTTAAGTTAGCAATAGGAGTATAATGCCAGACCTAATAATAAAACCAACAGCAACAAGTGGTAATAAATTAATCCTAAAGGATCAAGCAAATAATGCAGTTCTAACGACTTCTGATTCTGGCGTTTCTCATTTATCTACTCCTGCAGGCCATATTTTGCAAGTTGTAAACTCGCATAACAGAGGGACTGGTTCAGGAAACTATGTCGCACATAGCGGTGCTTGGACATCGACTGAATTGTCTGCAACGATCACATTAAAACAGGCAAATGCTAAAGTGTTTATTTCTTATAGTCAGTCAGTAGAATTTTATGGTACTAACGAAAGTGGTATCTCTATTAAGTGTTTTGGCAATTTGGCGAGTGCTGGTGATGTAGCGATTGAAGAAACTGAAGTAGGTATAAATGTTAGATGGAGTTACAGTTCTATAAATTATGTTGATCAAGCTGTATGTTCAGGCCACGTTGAAACATTATCCAATTCTGCTGGTCAGGCATGGGTCGTTACAGTAAAAGGATATGAACATTCAGATTCCACATATACTCATCTAGATACCCTTGGTAATACTAGAGCCTCGAATCTTACTTTAATGGAGATAGCTGTATGATGAAACCTAAAATAATTGATGCAATAAGAGAATTGGTTGGTGGTAGAGTTAGTGGTCCTGTTGATTCATATAAGCCAAACTTATGGGACGGTCAAAAATTACCTAGTAAATCTAAAATAGATTCTAAACTAGCCGATCTCGTAACCGATTGGGGTAAAAAAGAATATATAATGAAAAGGGAAATAGCCTATCCTCCAATCGGAGATCAGCTAGATGACCTCTATCATAAAGGTGCTTTCTCTACTGAGATGGCAACTAAACTTAAAAAAGTAAAGGATGATTTTCCAAAAGGATAAACTATGGCAGACTTTTCAATAAAACCTACAGCAGGTACAGGTAATAAACTTATAATAAAAGATCAGGCAGGAAATGCTGTTTTAACTACATCAGATGCAGGAGCAACTTTAGCAAGTAATATAACATTTGATGATGCCCATAAAGATATTGATATAGATGTTGACTCATGGGATTTACTATTGGAACAGAATCACGATTTAAGTAGTGATACAATCATAGATTATAATTGGACACATAAATTAGGTAGTAATTGTACTGAAACAGGAGGAGTTGTTACAGTTTCAAAAGCAGGTTGGTATTTTGTAACTACATCTGCTGGTCAACATGCACAACAAAGCCAACAAATTGATATAAAATTTCAAATATCTGATCCATCAGGTTCAGCAGGTAATACAAGTTATGTACAACAACCAGGGAGATTATTGGTGACTGATCCAGATGCAGGTGAAGGCTATGGGTTAAGATCAATGTCATGGTTGGTTTATTTGAGAGCAACAGATAAGTGTTGTATGAAAGGTACTGGTCATTTATATGGAAATACAAATAGTGTTGCTACAGAAATTAATGCAACAAATAGATTTCTTGGATTTAGAGTAGGAGCATAAAATTATGGAAGAAACAAAATTTTTTATTTCAGCAGTACAATCGTTAGCAAAAGGTAAATATGATATGTGTTCTGAAGATGGCACAGTTAAATGGAAAGATGATGCAACTGATTTGCCAACAGATAAACAACTTGAAACAGAACGAAAACGCCTGGAAGAAGAATATAAATCATTAGCATATTCCAGATCTAGAAAAGCTGAATATCCCAGCATAGAATCTCTTGTGGTAGCATTATATGATACAGATGATAAGTCTGCTATTGAAGCAAAAAGAGCAGAAATTAAAAAGAAATACCCTAAACCAGAGTAACACATGTACATAGGAAATAATTTATCAACAGGAAGAAGTGAGACATATGTAAAAACTGCTTCTGGAAGTGAAACTTCAGTAACAACTTCTGATGATGGAAGATTAATAAACTATACAGTAGGATGGGTTAAGGTTTGGCTTAATGGTGTACTTCTTGTAAATGGTACTGATTATACAGCTACCTCTGGTTCTTCTATTACAGGGTTATCTGCTTTAACTGCCAATGATATTTTAACTATTGAAGCTACTCATACATTTAGTTCTAGTGATGCAGTTCCAGCAACAGGAGGAACATTTACAGGACCAGTTACATTTGAAGGTGTTACAACTACTATCGAAAGTGTGACACTTACAGTAGATGATAAAAATATAGAGATGGGTTCTGTTGATTCCCCTACAGACACAACGGCAGATGGAGGTGGCATTACTCTAAAGGGTACTACAGATAAGACTCTACAATGGTCAAACACAACTAAATCATGGGAGATAACTCCTAAACTACAACAGAAAGGGCAATTTATGAAGTATTCAACACACCAATCTTGGGTATTAGGAGGATAGTATGGCAATCAGTCGGGGAGCAGGAACAGAAATAATTCGATCTGCATCATTTGAACAAGTAGAAAGTACTGCACAGACATTAATTCAAGGTGTTCAACATCATATTTATACAGTTTTATCAATTATCTTCTTTAATACAGGAGGTACTGATAATGGTACGTTACAACTTATAGGCTATGATTCTTATGCAGGAACAACGGCACAAGAGTTTAACTTGGTTAATGTTGAATGTGCCGCAGGTTCAACCTTTGTATGGAATGATAAGTTTTCTTTTAATGGATATGAACCAACAGACTTCACTGGTGCAATGAATGCGGCAGATGACCAAGATGCAATCGCAGATCAAGGATCGAGTGTTGCCCAATATTTAAAGTTTTTTTCGACTTCAAATAGTACAGGGTGGGATATTCATATAACTTACATTGACCAGAACAACGCATAGGAGACTAATATGAGTGGAGTTATTGGAGGAATAGGAAGTAAATCTGGAATCATAGGTAGTACTGAAGTCGAATATAAATCGGGATCATACACACCAGATTGTATCTTGGATTCAGCGGCAAATAATAAAGGTGTATATACAAAAATTGGTGATTTTGTTTTCGCAACAGTAGATATGGATTCAGCCAGTTCTAGTAACGGTAACACTCAAGGTATTAATCAATTACCATTCGTACCTTATTCTGAATCAGGAGTGTCAGCAGGAGGAGGCGTAAATACTATATCTGGAAAGCATTGCGGAACAATGACGCTACAAATACCGCCTCAAGGTGATTATGCGTACTACCGTTCAGGTCATAATTCTGAACCACATAACTCAGGGCGAAGTGGAAGCGATATGAGTAATGTGGGATTTGAAGGTTTTATATGTTACATATCAAAATAAGGAATAACTTATGACAAGATCAAGAGATATAGCCAATTTAGGAACACAAGCAGGATCAGGTCTAGATGCCTCTGATATAACAACTGGAACTATGGGTGCTGTAACTTTAGGAAGTACAGTAGTCTTTCCTTCAGGAAAAATAGTAAATGTATTCCGATATACAGATACTTCTGGAAATGTGAATACCACAGCGAATAATAGTACACCAACTATAGCTCATACACCCATGAGTTTTTCTGCTACTAGTGGGAGACATTACCTAATATTTGGTTGTCAACAATTAATAACTTCAAATGAATCTGGTTCAAATTTTACAACAAGAAAATTGTCTCATGGTTTGTATTGGGGAACAACATCTAGATCGGCATCTGATACTACTGTTGATACTAAAATTTATTATGGTGAAATTGGACGAACACAAAGTTCAAATTCAACAGCAGGATATCCACAGTATATAAGACAGAGTTATCAAGGATATTTCACAGCAGGGTCAACAGCAACACATTATGTTTATACAACTATTAATAATGCATCTTCAGATAATTTAAAAAATTATGCTGATAATGACGCTGCTTCACCACATATAATAACTGTTTACGAGGTAATGCCATGAGTATAACTAGATTTGATGCAATTCATAGCCTAGTTGGAGGACAATTAGCAGGTGATCCTGATGGTAAAAAAATCAATTATATTGATGGACAGAAACCTCCTACTGAAAAAGCTATTACTGATGAAATTGCAAATTTAGAAGTTTCAACAAAATGGGAGGATATTAGAAGATATAGAAATAACGATCTAGCTTCTTCAGATTGGACGATTCTGGATGATTCCCCTTTAGCTAGTTCAAAGAAGCTGGAGTGGCAAGTTTATCGACAGAAACTTAGAGATATACCTAAAGATAATGACGATCCTGATAATATTGAATGGCCGACGAAACCATAAATGAAGAAGATAA